ATGATGGGTATGTCAGAGTTCCACTCCAGTTTGCTTTTCCTTATTATGGTAGGGTCTTTACTGAATCTTATATGTTCAGTAATGGTGTTGTTGGCTTCCTCAATCCAACAAATTCTTGGTGTTGCACAGGATTTGACCTAAGAACTAACAATGGCACTCCATTTAGCTTTGCCATCATGCCTTTGCAGACTGACTTGCTTAATTACTCAGGTCGGTTCTTAACTGAAGGCACACCCCAATATCAGCGATACAAGTGGGAAAATATCTCAGAATTTGGTATTCCAGAAAATCTAAATACCTTTGGTGTAGAAATTAGACCTAGTGGCTATATCGGTATGCACTATGAGCAAGTCAATATCAGTCCTTGGAGACCTGTCACTATTGGCAGAACAGGGGATGTAGGTGAGTTTTCCCAGTATTATCATGGTGCTGGCTTTTCACAGGGAAATTTCAGCCATATCATAGACTCAACCGGTAATCCTTGTCTGCTTAATCCTTTACACAATTCTAGCTGTGCAGGATACCAAGAAGCCTATTTAGCTCAACAATGCTCTATATCGCAGTTGTATAGCGCACAATGCCCTAATTATCAGCAAGCCTACTTTAATAACCAATGCAGTATTAATGCACTCTTTAATAGAGATTGTGATGGGTATGCACAAGCCTATGCCCTAGCCAATATTGTTGCTCCTAGCGCACCCACAACAGTTACAGTAGAACAGCAATTAGTTGCAGACCCTGTAGTAAACCAAGCTATTGCAGCTCCTTCTTCTACAAGCCAAACTAGTCCTATTAGTGTTATTGCTCGACAGAATACCCCTAGTCAGGTAACTAGTCAGACCGAGAAGAAAGAGGAAAAGAAGGAAGATAAGAAGGAACACCCAAAAACACACCCAAAAGCACCCAATAAAGCAAAAGCTCCAGAAGTAGGAACAGTAGTTGTAGATAGACCAATTCCTCAATCGCCTCAGATTGTGGATTTGTTGTACCTACAGATAGTCAAGAAACCTATACAGGACAATGGCAAGGCTTTTTACTTCTTAACAAAAAACAGTCAAATTAAGCATGAGGAAATGGTAGATGGACAATACAGAAAAAGAGATTAGTGTTGCTGGCTTTAGTTTTAAGCTAACAAACAAATTAATGATTATGGTTATTACTATTGCTCCTGTGGTCGGTGGTGCATTTTGGGGTGCTTTTGAAGTCTATAACGACTATATGAGTATGCGCTCTGCCATACAGAACTATGTCAGCCCAGACTTTACTAACTATGACAAGAAGATAGCTTTGCTCGAAGAATCTACAGCCAAGGTCAATGACTACACCAGAGACATCAAGAATGATATTAAGAATGATGTCCGCAGACTTGAAAAGGTAGTTGAGCAGGTCGAGAGAGATGGCAAGCAATTATCTAGAGAAGTAGACAAAGACTTAAGAGAGATGCGAAAAGAAGTGGACAACAAGATTAAGCGAGCCTTAGATAACCCATTATCAAATAACTAGGAGTAGGTATGTTTTCATTGATTTCAACACTAGGCGGTCTATTAGTATCAGGACTGCCAAGTCTATTAGGATTCTTTCAAGACAAGTCTGACAAGAAGCATGAGTTAGAACTAGCTCAGATGCAGACTGACAGAGAGCTACAGATGATGGAGCGAGGGTTCATTGCTCAAGCCAAGGTAGAGGAGATTCGCACAGACCAAGTGATGATGCAGACAGATGCCGAGATGACTAAGGCTGCTTATGCCCATGATGCCAAAGTCCTAGAGAGAGCTTCTCCTTGGGCTTCTACCTTTGTAGCGACAGTTAGACCGGTAGTGACCTATTTGTTTGTTGCTGAGTTGTTTATTATTAATATCGGTATTGGTGTCTATCTGTTTACTCATGGAACTTTGATTACTAGTGTTGATGACTTCCTAAAAGCTACAGACATGATATTTAGCGAAGATGAGATGGCTATGCTTGGCGCTATTATTGGTTACTGGTTTGGTTCAAGAGGCTGGTCTAAAAAGTGAAAGTAAGTCAAAAGTGTATTCAACAAATCAAGCAAGATGAGGGTGTTAGAAATAAGGCTTACCAATGCCCTGCCTTGCTTTGGACTATAGGAGTTGGTCATGTTATTGACCCTAACCATGCTAAAGTTTCACTTGCTGATAGAAAACAACTACCTATACCTACAGGCTGGGATAGGATTTTAAGCAATGATGAGATTGATGAAATACTTAGAAAAGACCTTGCTAGGTTTGAATCTGGAGTAATAAGGCTTATTAAAGTGCCTATGACTCAAGGTCAATTTGATGCCTTGGTTAGCTTTAGTTTTAATGTTGGACTAGGTAATCTACAGAACTCTACCCTAAGAATGAAGGTAAATAGGGGTGATTATGAGGGTGCTGCGGAGCAATTCCTAGTCTGGACTAAAGCCGGTGGCAAGGTTTTAAAAGGTTTGGTTATTAGAAGAACCCATGAAAAAGAAATGTTTGAGTCTTGATATTGTCATAAAACTAAGGGATACTCGGCAAAATGAAATTAGTCACCCCACAAACTGTTCAAGCAATTTATGAGATGTTAATTCAACTTCCACCTTTTAATAAGTGGAATCTTCCCCCATCATCAAAAGTTAATTTTGAAGTTAAGAATGACCCCACCTGTTATGGTGAATATGAGCCAGACCCCCACACTATTAGAATCTCATCCGCTAAATTATCTTTCTTAGACCATACTGTTCGCACAACAGCCCATGAGCTAATCCACATGAGACTCTATATAAAAGGTAGTAAATCTTGGGATAAGCATGATGAAGCATTTAATAAGCTATCTTATCAAGTGGCTACTCAAATGGGTTACGACCCCAAGGAACTGTAATGCCTCAACAGCCCTGTAGTGATGATGAATTTATAACCCTTTGGAAACAAATACAATCTCCAACTGGAGTGGCTAAAACTCTAGGCATTGACCCTAGAAATGTTATGAGGCGCAGAAACTTCCTAGAGGGTAAATACAATATTACTTTAGCGACAAACAACCCCAGCAAAAGAACTATAAATTTTGATAGAGAAGCTACAAGATTAAAGGTAGCTGAAAGATTAGAAGAAACTAGGCACTCTGTTCGCAGAGGAACAGTCATTGAGAATGGCACAGTAGTTGTTTTCTCTGATGCCCACTTCTATCCGGATGACTACAGCACAGCTTTTAGAGCATTGCTAACCTTCATTAAAGCCCACAAGCCAGAAGTTATTATCAATAATGGTGATGCCTTTGATGGCGCATCTATTAGCCGACATCCTAGAATCGGATGGGATTCCAAGCCTTCTGTGATTGAAGAACTTAAAGCAGTTCAAGAACATCTAACTGCTATTGAAGAAGCCTCTACTCATAAGTCTAATCTTATCTGGACTCTTGGAAACCATGATGCTCGCTTTGAAAACTTCCTAGCAGCACAAGCTCCACAGTATGAGGGAGTCAAAGGGTTTACCCTTAAAGACCATTTCCCACTATGGCAACCTTGTTGGTCATTCTGGGTTAATGAGGATACTGTGATTAAACACAGGTGGAAGGGTGGTCGCTATGCAGGGTCAAATAATACAACTTTTGCCGGTACTTCTATTGTTACTGGGCACACGCACCAGTTAAAAGTAGAACCATTCACAGACTATAAGGGAACTCGATATGGTGTTCAGACCGGCTGTTTAGCTAATCCAATGGGAGACCAGTTCTCTGACTATACCGAGGATAACCCTAAAGATTGGAGAAGCGGATTTGCAGTATTGACTTTTGTGGATGGCAAGCTGCTACCACCGGAGTTAATACAAGTCTGGAATGAAGATAAAGGTGAAGTTACTTTCCGAGGCAAAATCTGGACTGTGTAAATATTTCCCGATAGGGAATAATCAACCATTTTGTTTATTATTCTGTACAAAATTTACCGATAGGGAATAATGTTTCTTATTCTATACATTAAGTGCCTTTATGTAACATTTATGATACAAAAGTGCATGAAACTTTAGTTAATATACAAATATACTAACTATTCCTATCAAATAAATCAAAACTGCTACAAGCTCCACCAAGAGCAAAGCATTGTCCCTGTATAGGTAGCCTTGGACTGTCCACAGAAAACTGCCTACAAGCCCAAATAAGAGGTTTAAAGGGTATATGTTGAGGCTAGTCAGGGCTATACCTATCAAACACAGTATAGTACCTGACCATCTAATCATTTCTGGTTAGCTAAATAC